CAACAGCGTGGTCTTACGGAGAACATTGAGGGAGAAACCCTTGATCGTCGTCAGATGCGTGATAGATTGGCAGAGGATATGGCACCTATAGCATTAGCAGAGGGAGCTCGCATTATTAACGTAGATGGGGATCCAGATCCAACACATAAGCCGGAAGAAGCATCATCTTTTGATAATAATAGTCCAACTTACGTCGAACCAGTAGATATCTATAATGAAGACTGATATTTAGATATATGGCTGATGCAAAAGAGAATGTAACTCGACAAAACATACCACAAGATCCTAGAAATCCAAAAGATCATCTAGATAGTGGGTATGAAAATTCTCCGTCTCTAGATTTTACAATACCACCAGTTGGTATTGAGGATATCGACATAGCTATTCATCGTTTGTTTGATAAAACCATTGGTTTTAATACATTTGTAATGAGCGCAACAAAAGGTCCACAGAATATAAAGAAGCCTTATGTTATCTTTGCTACCGGCGAAAGATTTGCGTTAGCTAAAAGATTAAAGCCGCCTCGGGACAAAAATAAAGTATTAATATTGCCGGCTATCTCTATAAGAAGAACTAGCGTTGAACAAACGCCGGATGATATATATAACCGTGGTTTAAACGCAAGAACCGGCGTTTTAACAATTAAGAGAAAGTTGTCTCCAGAGGATCGAGATTATCAAAATCTTGTCAATAAACAAGGTCTAAAGCATCTACAAAACGTTTTATCTGGACTACCAACTTCTACCAGACCTACTGGAGATGATGCTGGATCATTGGAAATAATACAGGGTGGTTTACTAGATAATAATCTTTCAAACAACAACATATATGAGATTATAACAGTTCCACAGCCACAATTTTTTACAGCAAAGTATGAAATTGTATTTTGGACGAATTATACTCAACATATGACGTATTTAATACAGACGTACATGACTTCATTTCTACCACAGTTTAGAGGTCATAAGTTAGAAACCGATAAAGGTTATTGGTTTCTTGCCTTTACAGAAGATACTTTTAGTAATGGCGAAAACATAGATCAGTTTGAAGGTGAAGAACGGCTTATAAAATACACTTTTACAATTAATGTTAAAGGTTATTTATTGGCAGCTCAAGCACCGACAAATGCAGTACCGATACGAAGATGGATTAGTTGTCCAAACTTGGTATTTGATACAGTCATAGCAGGGGACGTACAACCAAAAGAACATTTAGAAAGACCGCCGCAAAAAGACGTTGTGCATGATGGATTTACATTAACAGATATTAATATAAGTCCAGAAACAAAACAAACGCCCACTACGAAACAAAAATATGCTGTAAATAAAACGTTAATTGATCCATTAACGGGAAAAAAGAAGCGTAAGTATGTATCTATTCTAGATAGCAATCAAAAGAAAGGCGAAACTGTGTTCAATGCATCTGATATTGAAACTTTAGAAGAATATTTAATATCATCCAAATAAAGAAATAGTACATTAGCGGCTCTAATTAGAAAAAGAAAAGGATATAGCAAATGCCAGAACAAGTTTTTAAATTTCCAGGGTTTTTTGATCGTGAAATCGATCTAACCGCAAGAACTGTTTCACCGGTTGGCGTTCCAGCAGGTGTAGTCGGTGCTTCCGTTAAAGGACCAGCATTCGTACCATATACTCTCGGTTCTTTCTCCGATTTCGAAACAAAATTCGGAGGTTTTGACTCAAAACTCCCAGCACCATATGCTGTAGAAAAGTTTTTGCAAAATCGTTCTGCGCTTACCTTTTTAAGAGTATTGGGCGCCGGTGCAAACTCAACTCAAGAGGATATAAATGATACTTTTGTTAAAGGTATTGTAAAAAATGCAGGATTTAAAGTTAGTGGCGTTGTAGGCACTAATAATGGTAATCGTGGCGTTGGAGCTGTACAGTTTTTAGTTGCCAGACACACGTTGCAACCAGGAGAAAGTGCTCCTTCTGGCATTCCAATGTTTACAGATAATGATAGCTTCCCAGATCCTTCATCTGGTGTAAATCTTGTACGTGGCATAATCTTTACTGCTTCCGGTTCTAGAGTTATGGTAATGTCTGGAAGTGGCGAATCATTTAGTCCTTTATTGGATGACGTTGCTACATATTCAACACCAGCAGGTAGCGAAGAACCATATTTTAAAATTGTTATATCAAGTTCTATAGGCGCATCATATGGCACCGGAGATGGATTAAATGGTATCAGAATTCTATCTGCATCATTCAATCCAACATCTGATCTTTATTACGCAAAACTTCTCAATACAGATCCAGCAAAATTTGCAGAAGAACAACATTTCTTATATTTAGATTTTGCAGTTGATGATGAAGTAGCAACTGTTACAACTGTTGCCTCTGGAGTTCTTATTGCTTCTGGTTCTAGCAATACTTCTGCTGCATCAGGTTTAGATACTACACCTTTCCTCGAGTTGTTTGGTCGTTATGATACACGTTTCAAAACACCAAGAACACCTGATTTCATTTCACAGCCTTTCGGTTCAATTGAATACGATCTTTTCCATCTTGAAACAATTGATGATGGTCAATATGCGAATGATAAGATCAAGGTTTCAATACAAAATCTTCAAGCTTCAACAAACCCAGCATATCCATATGGTACATTCTCATTAATAGTAAGAGATTTTGCTGATAGTGATATCAATGTTAAAGTTATTGAACAATTCAATGAATTGACTCTTGATCCGGATAGTGACAATTACATAGCTAAAGTTATCGGTGATGCGAAGGCTTATTATAACTTTGACGTTGCAAATCCAGATGATCGCCGTATTGTTCGTTCTGGCAAATATGCAAATCGTTCAAATTACATTCGTGTTGTTATGAATGAAATGGTAGAAGAAAAGAAGACTCCACCAACAGCACTACCATTCGGTTTCCATGGTGTTGATGTTTTAAATACAAATCCAACATTTACAGACATATCCGGATCTTCTGGTGAACTTCGTCTAGCTGGCAGCGGATCTGCCGACACGTTTGGTTGCGAAGGTGCTATCGTACCACCGGTACCATACAGATACAAAGTAACTCGCAACTCCGGTTCTCTTGAAATAACAGATTCACGTCTATACTGGGGCGTTAAATTTGAACGTAACAACAACAACGTTGAAAACGTTAACGTTAATAACGAAATCAATCGTTACATGTATGGAATGACAAAATTTGCTGGTATTGAAAAACTTGATGTAATCGTGTCCGGTTCATCAAAAGACACCTTCAATAATAACAAATTTACTCTTGCAAGAGTTGCTATAAGCGGAGTTAGTGACCTTAATGACCTAACCGGCAAGGTTACAAAGCAAATGAAGAAGGCACAATATATCCGTAATGGAGTTGTAGATTCTTCAACATATACTATCAATGGCAATATAACTCTAGCAACATTAGTTCAAGATATTCCTCAACCAATTACCTTCAACAAGTACAATAACTTTGCAAAGTTTACAACTGTATTCTACGGTGGTTTTGATGGCGTAAATATTCTTGATAAGCACGCTTACAGATTCGATGATCAATCCACATCAAGTGAGTCTGGAGGCGGCTCTAATTCTCTATATAACAGCCCTGGCTTTGGTTTTAATCAAAATGGTACTGGCATCGTAAACAATCAAATCAATTCTTATAGAGTTGCAACAGACATAATCACAGACAGTATTGCCTCAAATATCAACGTATTGGCAATTCCTGGTCAACGTGAACCATTTGTCTCTGATTATGCAAGTGATGCAGCCTCCAGATATGGATTAGCTCTATATCTTATGGATGTACCAAATTACAACTCTGCTGGAGCAAGAATATTCGACGGAGATACTTCTGGAACCGGATCATACATTGACGTACAACAAACGGCAGACAATTTTGATGCACGTTCTCTTGACAACACATATGTAGCTGCTTACTTCCCAGACGTAGTAATGAACGATCCATCTAACGGAAAGAAAGTAACTGTACCATCTTCCGTAGCAGCTCTTGCAGCAATCGGTTACAACGATAAGGTTGCATACCCATGGTTTGCTCCAGCCGGATTTAATCGTGCTGCACTTAACTTCGTATCTCTCACAAGAACAAGAGTAAATCAAAGTGAACGTGAGAAGCTATATGCAGTTAGAGTTAACCCTGTAGTTAAGTTCCCAAATGAAGGTTATGTAATCTTCGCACAAAAGACACTTGATGCAGCACAAACGTCCCTAGACAGCATTAACGTCCAACGTATGATTATGGACGTACAACGTCAAGTAATTGATGTTGGAAATAGAATAATCTGGCAACAACTTACACCAGCTCTCTATCAAGAATTCGTATCTAGAGTTAGTCCAATTCTAGCTCTCGTACAAAATCGTGGTGGCTTGAGACAGTTCAAGATTGTATGTGACGAAACAAACAATACAGCACTTGATCGTGAAAATAACAGAATGAATGCAAAGATTTACTTGCTTCCAGTTAAGGCAGTAGAATTCATCGCAGTAGACTTTATAATCACAAGAGAAGGTGTTCAATTTGGTTGATCTGAATAGTTATAAACAATAACCGATCAAATAGAAAAGGCAAAATAAGATGACTCAAATATCCTTCAAATCAGCAGGCGTTTCAGCACGAATCATTAACTTAACCGGTCCAACCGCAATACAACCAACCGGTATACCAGCCGGAGTTATTGGTACTGCTATTGCTGGACCTGCCTTTGTTCCAACGACTGTTGCAACATATAATGATTTCCAAGCAACATTTGGCGAAACATCAAATGACATATATAATGGTCCATTAGCAGTATCTGAATGGCTTCGAAATGCACAAGCTGCAACGTTCATAAGAGTTTTGGGCGCTGGTGATGGAAATAAAAGAGTTACGAATGGTTTAAACAGAGGAAGAGTTAATAATGCAGGATTTGTAGTTGGTGGTGAAATACCGCAATATTGGAATGGATTTGCAGGTGAGTTAACAGCCTCTCAATATGCAACACTAGGAAATGCACCGGGTCGTACATACTTCCTCGGCGCCGTAATGAGTGAATTCGAAGTTTCTGCTTCCAGTACAATTGTAGATTCAAGCGTATTCACCGATGCAGGATTGCCTTCTTCTGCCGTACCAGTAGTTCGTGGAATTCTATTTGCTGCCTCCGGCACATTACTTACCTTATCATCATCATTAACACCAGTTAATGCTGCTGACCCAGACACAACAACTCCTGGTGGAGCGGTAACAGGCTCTGTTAATCTTAATGGCGGTTTACAAGAATTCGTATTACTTGTAAATGGTCTTACTAATACAAACCCATCTTACCCAAGCGTAATAACAGCTTCGTTTGATGTTGAAGCTCCAAATTACTTCGGATTAATCTTGAATAAAGATCCGCTTAAGCTTGAGCAAGCTGGTTATGTCCTTCAAACAGATTGGGTTATTCATCCAACATTTGCTGTTCCTACTGGTTCAAACTTTATTGATGATACAGTAACAGCAGTTAGTGACTTGCAAACCGTTGGCTTTGAAAACGTAGCATTCCTTATAACTGGTTCTCAAGCAAGAAATAGTGGCTCTCTAACTGCTCCTAACTATGAGAACTTCGAAGACCGCTACCGCACTCCAAAGAGCCCATGGATCACTTCTCAAAAGTTCGGCGGCAAGCCAGTTAACCTATTCCGCATTCACTCTCTAGATGATGGTATATACGCAAATACCAAAGTTAAAATTTCCATAGAAGGTATTGCTCCAAGTCTCTCTGAAACAAATCTATATGGCAGATTTGATCTTCTTGTAAGAGATTTTAGTGACAGCGATAAGTCTAAAGTTGTTCTCGAGAAATATGTTGGTCTATCTCTTGACCCAACTTCTCCAAACTACATTGCACGTGTAATTGGTGATTACCACACGTTCTACAACTTTGATGCTGAAGAAGGTTCTTCAAAACTTATAACTGAAGGAAATTATCCAAATAATTCCAAATATATTCGTGTAGAAGTAGCAGCGGCTGTTGATGCTGCTGATGTTGATCCAACTGCTGTACCAATGGGTTTCCGTGGACCAGCACACTTAATGACTTCTGGTTCTGCACCTCTAGCTGCATTTGATGATCCGAGCACACTAGTAGTTTCAAATCCTTTCCGTAATACGGTTCAAATGCCAGTTCCATTCCGTGAAAATCTTACAAACGGAATAGCACCAAATCAAACGGCAGATAGAGGACTTTACTGGGGCGTACAAACAAGCCGTAAAACATCTGCTCTTGAACCAAATAAAACTCCTCTACTATTCGAGTCTTCAATCAGAAGCTTCTCATCTTATTTCCCTAATTTCCAACTTGATTGGCAAAATGTTGTCACAATGGATAATGAAGGAACGTTAGATACTGTAGAAAATGGTATTATTGACGCAGATCGTTTCAATAACAACGCATTTTCATTAGAAAACGTACAGGTACAATATGCAGGAAATACTCTTGCTACATCTCAACCAGACACAAATCAAAACGCTCTAATTAACTGGCGTTATGTTCGTGGTGGCAACATTGTACCAGATACCGTCAATCAGACAAGAGCTCTAGCAGTAGCAGACTTGGTTCTCTTCAATGTACGCCAACTAGCTAAATTCACCGTATATCTACAAGGTGGTTTCGATGGCGTTAATGTCTTCAACTATGACGAGCTTTATCTAACAAACAGAGCGGTATATGAAGAACTTGATTTTGCTTCACGTGGCGAACAAAATGCTTCTGCTGTAGTCGCTTACAATACAGCACTTGATATAATTTCTGATGCAACAGAAGTTGATGTACAACTCTTTGCACTACCAGGAATCACAAATCCATCTATAACGGATCGTGCTGTAGAAATTGCTGAAAACAGATTCGATGCTCTATATCTAATGGATATTGAAACATACGATACCTTTGGTGATCTTCTTCTTGAGAATACACAGGTGCCATCTGTTGCTTACACGGTTGCACAATTCCGTGATCGTAATATGAATAGCTCATTCGCAGCTTGCTACTTCCCAGATGTTATAATGAGAGATCAAGTTGCAAATCAGCTTCGTCAGGTTCCGCCTTCCGTAGTTGCTCTCGGTGCCTTCTCTTTCAATGACAAGGTTGCTTTCCCATGGTTTGCACCAGCAGGTTTTGCAAGAGGCGCACTAGAAACAACTGTACGCTCTACAATTGAACTTTCCAGAGCAAATATGGATGCTCTATATGAAGTAGATATCAATCCAATCGTATCCTTTGCTGGTTCTGAAGGATTGGTAATCTGGGGTCAGAAGACCATGTATGCACAACAATCTGCTCTAGACCGTGTAAACGTTCGTCGTCTACTTCTCTCTA